CCACTCATGCACCGCTTGGCCCGTCTCACTCACGACCGCAAGCGCCCACCCATCCTCGCCGATGAACGTTACGGCGGCGTGTATGGCCTCACCTTGTAACTCTGATTCAAGGTTGTGGACCCGCGCCAGCATCGAGGCGGTGTCCTCGTCGAGTCGCTCTATCGCGGCGTTGATGCGGTCCAGATTTGGCGTCGGGGCGTCGCTCGCGCACGCCGCATCACCACTCCTGTTCTCGCACCCAAGCACTGTCAGCGTGGCGAGGAGTCCATGCGCCCTTCGAGCCGCGACAGCCGCGTATCGACGTGCCCAACCCGGTCGGCCACCTTCTCGACTTGTCCCGCGATGGGGCCGAGTTTGGCGTCCATTCCCGCGACCGCCGCCGCGAGCTGGGCTTGTGTCACAAGGTCGCCCCGAAGAGTCCAAACCGTGCCGATAATCAGGACTGCCGACGACGCAGCAACGCCCACCGTCATCTTCAAGTTTGAGAGCATCCATCACCACCTCTCCGAGCACGTCGGGTCGCAAGCCACAGCTTCCTGAGCATCACTCAGGCCGTAAACTGTAGGCCGCGACGGCCATGTTACGCACTGTAGCGAAACCTGCTGTTTTGCCCAAGCGTTTCGCGGGTGTCAGCCTGCGCTGTCTTGCTCAGCCGGATGGAGTTTTAGCGCGGGTCTTCGCACCAGCGAAGGACTAACCCCGCGTTGCAAGTGTTCGCGCCGGATGCGAGCCGAATCACCGTGGACACTCCCGACTTGAGCACGATGCCAGAAAGCACATGCGCGTTACCGCCAGGGCTGTTTGCCCCGAGTTGTCGTGTCGATATCACAGTGCCGCCCGAGTAAGTAAACGCCGCGCCCGTCGTGCCCGTAAACTTTGGCGTAATTTCGGAGGTCAGCGCCAAGTTGCGGTTTTGGTTGTACGCCACGGCCACCGCGCCCGCCGCAATCACTAGCGACGTCACCCCTTCTGCAATGGTCAAAGTAGCGATGGTCGAAGCAGTCGCCTCAATAACAGCGAACGCCGCCACTGATGCCGGGATCGTGAACCCGATCTCTAGAATGTCAGCCGACGTTGCAAGCGTCGCCCGCGTTGAAATCTCGTAGGCCGTGCCCCGGATGATTGCGTCCTGTCCCGCGTCGAACGTCATCTCGTAGGTCGTACCAAACACACCGCGCTGCTGGCTCATCGTTAGGCTCCTTGAAGGGCCGCAAGCGCGCGCCCGTAATTCACGTCAATCGACTTCATCTGCCAGAACCAGAGTTGCTCAGGCTCAAACCAGAGTGCCGCCGCGACCTGTTCGTTGATCTGCGTTTTCTTGGGCATGCCGTCAATGGGGTCGTAGGCTGCGAGACCCACGCCAAGACGACGGCCTTCAGTAAACTCGCCCCAGTTTTTCTCGGTCATCGCGACCGATTGCGTTTCGCCAGGCCAGAGGATGTTATCCGGCTGCGCCTTCAGTCCGTTACTCTCCCCGACAGAGTACGCTTGCGGGCGCAGCTGGACGCCGCACACAAGGAGTTGCTCGGTCACGCCTTGAAGATAGGCGTAGTCGTTGATGCTGACTCGCTTCGGGGGCACCGCATCGTAAAGCCGACCCACGACGTGAGCCCGCTCGCCGGCTGCGCCACGGCCACCGCTGGCCCAGGCCATCTCGGTATCGAGGTCCAACTTGACGTCGGGAAACGCCTTCAGGATGGGCAGGACGTAGGCAAGGAGCCCATCGAGGTACTTGGTTGACGGCCAAATCCACGCAGTCAGGTCCACACCGACGCCCGCCGCCTTGAGTTCGCTAATGACGCCTTTGAGATGCGCCATGCTGCCGAAGGGCTTGAACACTGGCCCATCGGAGTGCGAGTTGAGAAACAGCCCCAACCTCGCAGGCCGGAAGCCAGTCTTCTGATACAGCTCCTCGACCTCCTTGGCCGCGCCGTCCGTCGTGTTCCACCACGACCACTCACGAGAGGTCCACGCGCACAGGGGCGGCACTCGTCGGGGCAGGGGGTAGCCGTACTTCTCAACGGCAGCGCGCGTGCCGGGGCCGTACTTGCCGTCCACGGTGAGCTTCGCGCCTTGCTCGTTGAGCCAGCGTTGGTAGACCTTGACGAGTTCTGTCCGCTTGTCGCCGTAGGTGGGGATTAAGGGCTGTAGGGTGCTCATCAGTTACGCTCCTGCGCGGCCTTCGTGCGGGCCGCTTTTGCTTTGGTTCGATTCTGGATGCCCTCGCGCAAGGCGTCGTCAAAGAGCTTGTCTGCCGTCGCCATCCAGCGAATGTCGTTCATGGTCCCGCGCTCGAGTAGGTCGAGGTTCTTCTTGATGCCGCGTACCAGTCGCGATGGCGGGTAGGGCTCAACCGCTTCGGCGTAGACCGCCAAAAGCGGAGTTAGCCGCTTGCGGTACTCGGTCGCGAACGCGCGAAGCTGCGGCGGGCGCATCTGCGACATGGGTACTAGGATGCCGGTCGCCTCTTGCGCGGAACGGGCAACGTCTCGACGCTTGCCTTCCACCTGCTCCGTCTGATTCACAAGCGCGTCGTCGATGTCCACCGACTGACCGCGCGTGCCAAGAAAGACGTCCCTCACCGCGCCAGAAAGCGGGCGCTCTCGGCCTTGGTAGTCAGGCACCCCCGCTGCCGACGCGGCGATACGCTCGTATTGCGAGCCGCCCTTGATGCGTGTTCGGTCCATCGGCCCAGACCCAATCGAGCCTTCGCCGGCCATGTCGGACAGCGACGGCGTGATGGGCGGGAGGTACGATTGAATGAGATGCGACAGCCGCGCCGCCGTCTCTTCCTCGGACGTCATGCCCCGACGCACAAGCGGTTGACCCGTGAAGGTGGGCACGATGCCGAGCTGCTCTGCGGCAGGACGCACAAGCGGGTTGATGTCGATGTTCAACACCTCGCCCATGAAGTCCCAGAGTTGCGCGCTGTCAGAGTCGTACCGCGTCGTCTTGCCGCCCGAGTACTGCGAGACCGGCGAGAGATAGCCTGTGTTTAGAAGCTCGATGCGCCCTTCCGCGTCCTTGCCCATGCCCGGCACAATCTCGCCCATAGCGGTCATGCTCGACGGGGACGTGCCCCGAACGCCGCCCTTGGCTGCCTCGACTTCCTCGGACGTCATGCCCGACCGCGCAAGGTTGACGTCGCTCAGGTAGTCGCTCGTTTGCATCCAGAGTTGCGCGCGAAGCGGGTCTTCTGCAAGCCACCGTTGCATGCGCGGAATGGCCCGCGCGGAGAACGCCACGAACGGTTGGCCGGCAAGGTAGAACGCCGCGCGACCGCCCGCCCGTGACTTGCCCTCGCGCGTGACCGGGGCCATAGGAGACCGGAGCACTTGCGCAAACCCCGGAACGTTCTCGTAGTCAATGAACGCCTCGCGGGCTTTCATCGCTGCCGACGACCGCGCTTCTTGGCTCACGAGCGTCGGAGATACGCCTTCAGCCCGCGCCGCTTGGTCAATCATCTTCCGGTAGTAGGCAAGGCGAAACAGGTCATCTTGCGCGCCGTAGACCATGCCGGGGAGTCGAGTCAGCGCCGAGCCCGACGCCTTGGCCGCTGCCCATGCCCGCCGCGACGGGGCAAAGCTCTTTGGCTCCGGTGCGCCTTGACGCATGCGGACCCATTGGTCTTGGCCTTCGACATCGCGAAGCTTCGCGCGGGTCTGCCGCTCTCGCTGGAACGCACCGCTCTTGATGTCGTCCACGGCACCCTTCGCCGCTTGGCCCGCTTCGCCCACCATCTCGAACAGCCGCGCCATAGGCTCCGTCGTATTTTGAAACGCTCCTTCAAGTTGCGACGCGAGGTAGTCACGGCCCAGCTCAGAGCGCCCGAATGTGCCTTGAAAAACGCCGTCACGCTCAGCCATCCGGTAGACGTCGCTCTTCTTGCCGCGCGCGAGGTCGCTCAGCGCGTCGGAGTAGTAACCGAGGTTGCGCGGGTTCCACAGACTCATCCCGACCATGGGCGCGAAGACGAGCGCCGACGACAGCACGTTGCGCGCGTGGGTCGCGGGAGACCACACGGTCTTGGCGCTCTTCCATCGGCGGTTCATTTGCGAGATTGCGCTGCTGGCTTCTTCGAGCGCCGCCCGCTTGTTCACCATGTCGAAGAACAGGTCTGCGGGAATGTACTTGCCGCCGAGCGCGCCGTACTTCTTGAGCCCCGGCGAGCCCGCATCGTCCGTCATGCCCGCCGCTTTGCGCACGTTCTCCGGGAACCGCGCTTCGTCGGGGACCATGATCCAGTCATCCATGCCGGGAATGTCGCCGCGAGGGTTTACGGGGTCGATGGCTTCGGCGGCAATCTTAGCAGGGTTGCCCCGGTACTTCGCTGACACGCGCGCGTTGTGCTCTGCGACGGCAAGTGCCCGCTTCTGAAGAAACGCCGCTTCGTCGAGTGGGACGCCGGACTTGTCGATACGGTCGTACAGCTTGTACGTCTCCACGTCGTCGATAAAGCCCATGAGCCCGGCCATCGCTTCCTCAGCGAGATCGGTTGATAGGCCGTACTCCGCCTCACGCCGGGTCATCGGGACGCCTTCGCGACGCAGCGCGTTCGCCCGTAGCCGAGACCCTTCGAGGTACGGGTTCAGCTTCTTGCGGTCGCTTTTGCCCATCGCTTGCAACGGGTCCGCGATGGTGCCGTCACGAATCGCGCGGTCCATGACCTGCGGCCAGTAAAGTTGCCGAATCTGCTCCGCGTTCTCGAACATGCCGAGCGCCTTCGCATCCTCGGTCGCCGCGCGGGATAGCTCCGCAAGCCCTCGCCCGTAGCGATTCACCACGCGCTGCTCGCCGTCCATCTTGGCGACCCACTCGTCAGCGCCGATGGATTGGCGTCGAAAGTCAGCCGCCATCGCGGCGAGGTCTGTTGCGTTTGGAACGGTGCGCCCTTGCCGGCGAAGGTCTGCCAGTGCGTCGAGTTCTCTCACCTTGGCCGATAGCAACGCGGACTCTTCCATCATCCCAACGAGCGACTCGCGAGACTGCGAAGCGTTGCGGTCCAGTACCGGGCCGGCGCTTTGCGAGCGCGGCATCATCGGACCTTCAGCGCCGCGCGGCAGCCGGGGAACCGATGCGCCCATCCTCATGGCGTCCGATGGTCCTAGGCCCGTCTCGCGCCGAATGGCAGCGTTAGCAGCTTCCTCGATGCGGGCGAGGTCTTCGAGACGACTACGCGCCGCAACCTCAGCTCGGTAGGTTGACCGCCGCGCGTTGTCCCAGGCCGTCGCTGCCGCTTGTTTGGCTGCTTGCGTCGCCTTCAGGTCGGCCACCTCGCCGCGTAGCTTCGCCCCGTCCGCTGCGGCCTGTGCGCGCTCTGACCGCGTGAGGCTGTCTTGCCACGCTGCCCACGCCCGCGACTCAGCCGCACGCGCCGCCTTGATGGATAGCTGCGTTCGGAGGTCTTCGGCCCCTTGCGTGCGCGCTTGCTTCAGGTCTTCGGCCCGGCGCTCGGCACCGATGGCCTTGTCCCACGTCTCGCGCGTGGCCGTCTTGCCGCCGCGTGGGGTCGCGTTGATGGCCGCTTGCGCCTCTTCTCGGGCGATCTTCAGCGCATCCGCGAAGACGCCTTTCATCTCCCCGACCTTAGCCGTACGCGCGTCAAGAGCCCCGCCGATGGCCTCGCCCGCTTGCGCCGACAAGCCTTGACGGACTTCGGCTTTCGCCTGCTTGGTCGCGGCTTCGCGGGTCGCGCGGAGTGACGCGGACAGGTCGAGGATGCGGGCCTGTTCGGCTTGAAAGGCGTCCGCGCCCATAGGCCGGTTGTCGGCACGCCCGCCGAGACCTTGCGCAAGCTCAGCCTCGCGTACCTTCGCGGCGCCTAATGCGAAGTCGGCACCTTGCGCGCGAATGGTTGCGTCTTCGGCCTTCGATACTGCCGCCGCGCCACGCTCAGCACGAGCGCCGACGCTTTGGTCAATGCGCGCGTTGATGTCGTCGAGTCGTGCCGCCGCTTCTGCCCGTGCCACGTCGAGCGCCGAGTCGGCGAGGTTGTCGAACGCCTTGACAGCCGGTGCGCCTTGTTCAAGGTCGCCCGCCATCTCGCGCAGGGCCTTCGCCTCTGCGAGCTTCTTCGCCCGCATCATCTCGCCGTACTCGGTACGAGTGAACGCGGATTGCTGCCGTGCCTTGCCGCCGGGTCGCGCGGGCTTGCCGGATTGGTCCCATGACTTGAACTCGAACATCTGCCGCGAGCGGTCGTTGCCCGGCATCCAGTAGCCGCCTTCAAGCGGCGAGTGCTCAGCTTGCAGGAAGCGCCGCACCGTGGGTCGTGCCTCATCGGGGACGTTGGCGAGCGCCTCGGAAAGCTGCTGCTCTCGCTTCGTCTTGCGCCCCATGCCCTCGCGCTCCAACGCGCCGACGATCTCCCCGACTTGCTCGTTGCGTGGGTTGAGCCACCACCGAAGCTCCGGGAACTTGACGCCGAGACGCTTGATGCCGTGACTCAGGAGGTCGGTTGCGCCCGTCAGCCCGAGCGTCGCGACATAGGACGGGACGCGCGCCGCCGTCTCTGCGACAGCCCGCTTGGCCGCTTCCGTAGATAGCCGGCGCTCTAGGCCCATCGTCTTGGCGATGCCTTCGTTCAGTGCGCGACCGGGGACGCCAAGCTCCTCGAGCTTTGCAACTGCTTCTGCCATCCCGCGCTCTGCGTTTGTGCCAGCCTTGACCGCACGCGCCCACCCTTCGGCGGCGGCATCGGTCTTGGCGCTCGGTCCGTCAAACACCTCGACCGCGCGGCGAGTTTCGCGAACCCGTGCCTCTTGGGCGGCAAACCGCTTGCCAAGGTCTGCGCGCTCCACATAGGCCGAGTCGTCGATAGCGTTGCCGGCACGTTCCGCGACGTCGATGCGCGCGTCCATAGCGTCAAGCGCATCCTTCGTTCGTGCCGACGCGCGGGCCGCTTCGTCCGCATCGAAGTACAGCGATTGCCGGGTCAGTGCAGCGGGGGCGGTCTCGGCGCGTAGGCCATCTAACTCCCGCGTCATCTTGGCGGTTCGGGCCGCGCTCGCGTCGGTCAACGGCTCCGTCAGCTTGCGCACGCCTTGACCTGACATCGCGGCGTTAAGTGCCGTTCCAATAGGTCCGCGCTCGAACTCAGCGCGTGGGTCTAGTGCCGTTCGGGCAAACGAGCGAAACGCCCCGGTCCCGACTTCCTTGACGCCTTCGACGCCTTGCTTGACCACGTTCTCAATGTTGCCTTCGGGCGTGCCAAGCGAGCCCAGAGCCTCAGCGCCCGCGACGCCAAGCTGGGTAAAGCCCGTGGCGATGTCCCCGATCTCGGACGGGATGCGCTTGAGCCCGCGCAAAATGGACTCACTCCACCCTTCGCCCTTCGCTGCCGACGCTTCGCCCGGCATGGACACCGGGTCGCGGTCAAGGCCGAGACCCTCGTACAGAGCACGGTTGAACCCCTTTTCATCGATGGCCTTGTAGGCTTCTTCGCTCTTGCGCATGGCGACGTTGCCAAGTGCGGCGGGGAGCGCGGCGACGTTGCGGCCAATGTTCGTGCCGTAGTCGTCGCCCGATGGAAGAAAGCCCTCCGCTTGCGGCTCGCCCGTGACCGTCTGCTTAATTTGACGGTAGAGTTCGGATGCGATACCGAGCGGTGCCGTGACCGGGAGCCCCGCCACTTGGCCCACACGCTCCATGACGGACGGCTCACCGACGAGACGCCGCCCACCCGGCAACGTGCGCGGGACTGCAAAGGCGTCGTCCGGGTCGCCACCACGAGACGCGACCTCGCGCTCCTTGCGGAACTTGTCGAGAGCGAAGCGGGCTTCTGGGGTGTCGATGCTGCCGGGGGTCTCGCGCCCAAGCGGACGCGCTGGCGTGCTCACGCCCGCCTTGATTGAGCCGCCGGGATACATCTCCCTGCCGATGCCTTCGGCCCGTGCCGTGTCCGTGGCTTCGTTCACGAGCGCCGCGCGCCGCGTCGGGTCCAGCACGTCATCGAGCCCGCCGATGTTCGACGCTGCCCGCTCGCCAATAAAACGCTCTCGCACGCGCTCGCCAATGGGCTGCGGCGCGGCGGGAGGTTTAAAGGCGGGAGCTGGGGTGGGACGGAAAGCAGGTTCCGGCGCTACAGGTTCGGACGTGTCAGTGAACTTGAAGCTAGGCCGGGGCGGGGTTGCCGGTTCAGAGGTGTCAGTGAACTTGAAGCTCGACCGGGTTGCCGGGGCGGGCTCAGACGTGTCAGTGAACTTGAATGGCGGCATGGGCTTACACTACCGACCTCAGTCCAGATTGTCATCCCATCCGTAGGCGTTGGCCTCGCGCTTGAATAGCGCCATCTTCTGCTCTGGCGTGAGCTTCATTGCCTGAATCTTGTTGAGAAGCTCAGCCCGGTTGCCCGCGTTGATCGTGGGCGTTGCCGTCCTTGGCGTCACGGGCGGTGGCACCATCGGGGGACGTGCCGGGGCGGGGCCGGTTCCTCGGATGTACTCGGGCACCGGGAGCCCCTGCGCTTCGAGGTCAGCTGCGATCTCTTCTGGCGTCATTCCCGCAGACGCGGCGGCAGTTCCGACGACGGCTTTGGTCTTGTTGCGGCGGTCGGTCTCCAACTGATTTCGAGCCCTAGCGGCCTTCGCCCGAACGGCGTTGTAGGCCGCGAGGTCGGCGGCGCTTTGCGGATTCAGCATGTCGCCTGTTGGCTCCGCACCCCGGATCGCGGCGGCGAACTGGTCCGCGTTAAGCAAGCCCTCGCCCACGCTCGCAACGTAGTTCCCGAAGCCTGCGCCGATGGACGGGTCGCCCTTCACGATCTGCGCCACGTCGCCCACCGTGACCTCGCCTTCGGTGACGGCAGGAATGGACTTGGCGACCGCACCGGCTCGCTCGCGTCGCTCTTGCGTGACTCGGCCCGCTTCGGCGCGTGCTTCGGCGGTAGTGCGCGACTCGTCCACCCGTGCGGCTCGTGCCACGTCGGTGAGAGACGTGCCGAACCCTTCGCGCGTTCCAGCGACAGCCGGCGCGTACTTGGATTGAGCGGTGGTGATGAGGCGGATCATGTTGTCCCGCGCTGCATTGAACTTGCTAACGTCCTCGGCGTCGCCCTTCTTCTGTCCGGGTGCGGCCTCGTTATAGCCACGGAAGTACGACTTGAAATCACCGATGTCTTCGGCAGTCTCAAAACCGTGGTCAATGGGTGCAGCCGCTACCGCACGAAAAAGCGCCGGTCCTGCTGCGATGCGAAGCGGCTGGGACGGACCCGTTGGGTTTCCCTTCTTGTCGCGCTTCTGGACGACGATGGTCATGGCGTCGCCGTCGAGTCCGGTGTCTTCGCCTGCGCCCGCACTGCTTTGTCCGCCACCACGCCTGCCGCCCGTGCCGCCCTGCCGACCCATCGGACCCTGCGGCACGATGTCGCCGCGCAACCCGTCGTCGGTGTTGCCCGTGGGGAGCACGGTCTGCGGTGGCGTGTAAACGCCCAGACCCCGGACGTACTTCGGCGCGCCACGGCTTCGCGCGCTCATCAGAAGGTCAAGCTGCCGCATCTCTTCGGCCTTGGCCTTGGCGTCCGCCTCCTTGGCGCGCGCTGCCGCAATGGCCGTAGCCGACGCGCCGCGCTGCTCCAACATGCTGACGTTCGCCGCCGCCTGCTGCTCCTCCCAGAGCAACTTCTTGCGCTGAAGTTCTAGGCTCAGCATCCGCTCGTCCCGCACGTCCTGCGACTGCTGCGCCAGACCGCGCACCGAGGTCGGCATCGACGGGATGGCGTCGCGGTAGCCGGTTTCGCGCGCTATGGCAGCGGTCGTAGACGGCATCATTCGCGGGGGCTGGTAGCCGCCTGGAGCTTCGCGCATCTCACGGGGCGGCATCGGTGCGGCGCGCTGCGCCACGGGGCTTGGCGGGGCTGCCATAGGGCTTAGTGGAGCCGCCATTGAACGGCGCGGCGTCTCGTCCGCGAGGTCACGGCGGGGAATGGCCGGCGGTCCCAAAGGAGCGTTGAGCACGCGCCCAAACTGCGCTTCGATGTCGGGGGTGAGCATCGGGTTCGATGGGGTCGGGGCAGGAGTCGGAGCACGCATCGGAGCCGGCTGCGGGCGAAGCACGTTCGCCTTGACCCCACCGAGCGCCGGAGTTCCAAAGTCAGGAGCACGGCGACCGTAGCTCGTTTCAGCGCCACCACCATACGACGCTTGCGGTCGAAGCTCCGTCGCCGCGCGAGACTCCGCAACTTGGCGAATCGCCGCGCTGCTGTCCCCCATCACGTCGTCGTCAGGGTAGTAGGTGCCCGCCGCTGCCGAGCGCTCGTTCTTCGTCAGCGAGTCGCGGAACGCAGAGCCCGCGATGTCGCCGCCGATGTTGAGCGCCGCGCCGAGGACGTCACCGCCGAGACGACGGAGGAAGTTCTTGCTCCCTTGGTCGTTCTCGAACGCGCGTTGCTTCTCGTTCTCCTCGCGTTGGGCACGGATGCCTTTGACTTGGCCGAGGTAGTTCGGGGCGAGGTTGGGGATTGCCATGTCATTGTTCTCCGTCGAGCGTGGAGTACCAGTAGTCTTGGAACTCGGGGAAACTCATAAAGCCCTTGCCGCGCTCCTCGGCGGCTTCGCGGTATGCGTTCCACGAGTTGAGCCAGTTCGGGTCGTCGGGCTTTGTCCATTTCCCCGGAGCTTGGGCTTGCGGCCACTGCCAAGCCCACCCGTTCTTTAGGTTAGGTACCGGGTCGGCAACGCCCGCGAGACCGCTGCCGCCCGACGGGGTTCCGCCGCCATCCGTGCCCGCTTCCGATGCGTCTGCGTCTTCCGCCGCCTTGAGCACGGGCGGCGGTGTGGTGGTGTCTTGGTTCTGCTCTTGTTGGTCCGCATCTTCCGCCGCCTCGAGCACGGACGGCGACACGGTAATGTCTTGATCCGAACCCGTGAACATGGCCCTGACCACGTCCGAGTATGATGCGCCCGCGTTGAGTTGGTCGTATGCCCACGCGAGTGCGTCAACGTCCCACTGCTCGCCGCCGAGCTGCGCGAGGAGGTTGTTGAGCGTCATGTGGCGGTCGGATTCCTTCTGCTCGTCCTTCTCGTACTCGATTTGGTCTTTCTGAAGCTGCATCGCCTCCGCTGCAAGTTCGTTGCGCGTCTTGTCGTCGAGCTGTGAGCCGAAGGCCGCGAGGTAAGTCTTGATCTCGTTGAGCCTCTGTTCGATTTGGAGCGCCTTGTTCTCGGTCTTTAGGTCCGTAATGGCGCTGATAGCTCCCACGTCGATGTTGCCGAGACCTGCGATCTCCAAGCCGCTCCCGCCAAGACCACGGCCCGCCATCTGCTGCATCGCCTTTGCCTTGGCCTCTGCCGCTTGACGAATGATCTGGTCTTCCTGCGCCTGGAGCTCTTCGGCGTTGAACCCGAACTCGGACAAGTCCTTGTCCATGACTTCGCTGGCGTTCAGTGCGACCTTATCCTTCACCGAACTATACGGATCGTATTGCCACCCGTCGTTCATGTCGTAGTACCACCCAGGCGAGTCCGCCGTAACTCCGGGCGGCATCGGGACAGCCTTCCACTTGCCAACTTCACTATCCCAGTCGAAACCCGGTCCAGGGTTTTTCGACGGGTCAAGAACGTCCCAATCGATAGCAGATGATGGGTCCAGCCCCACGGTCTCTTCAGTGCGCACGGGCGGCTCAATATCGACTTTCAGGCGTTCTCCCAGATGCGGCTTGGTAGGGTCGTAATTGGGATTCATCCCCACAGACGACTTGGGGCCAAACACATCAGCACCAACACGCTCGGGATCGTACGGAAGCAAGTTGTCAGGGAGTAGCGCCGGGGGCAATCCTTGCGGCACCTTTGCCTGCGCTAACGTTGCTGCTACCGGGGCCGCGTTTGGGTTTGGCGGGACGTAGTTCATGGGAGCGGGAGCCAGCGACGCCGGGACCACGTTACCCACCGGAGCGGGCGTGTACGGATCGCCGGTCTTCATAAATGCGAACTGCGACGTAGGGCTGAGGAGGTCGCCCGCTGTCTTGGCTTTCATCGCGTCGATGGCCTGCGCGCGTGGGTCCAACGCCATCTGTTGTTGTGGCATCGGGTTTTTAGCCGGGGGCTGCTGCGCATAGGGCGAAGCCGGAGCAAGAGCGGGTGCAGGTGCGGGTGCAGGGCTGTACCGGACAGGCACTGGGGCCGGTTGCGCGCGCACGGGAGCAGCTTGCGCGGCCTGCGCCTGCTGCATTGCGATTGCCCTGATTGGGTCGTCCTGCGCCGGGGCCGGTGCGCCACTCGGGCCTTGACCGCGAAGCGGCGCTTTTGGGGGCTTGGCGAGCGTGCGCGGTGGGGCGCTAGGGGTCATTCTCGGGAGCGGTACTTGTGGCAGCATGTTGGACCCCTTACGCCTTGTGCAGAACCTTGACCAGCAGGGTACACGAGAAGTCTACAATCGTCGCTGTTGCTAGCGACACTGTGACCGTGATGGTCTCACCGGCACCAAGTGACACGTCGTTAAACGCGGTGGTGTACTTTACGGTGTTGGCGTCGCCCGATGCGGAAGTCAGCGCCGCCGTCAGGAGATTTATAGCACCGTTACTGCCCTGGATCGAAAGCGCAGGGCTGCCGGCGGTCGAGTAAAAGTACGACTCAAACGAAACCGGAATATAGGGGTCGTTGCCTTGCACCCGAAACGCCACGCGGTAAGTCCCCGCCACGAGGTTGCCGGCAACCGACAGGATCGGGATCGTCATGAACGAGTAGGGGTTCGCCAGCTCGCCCGTTGTGATGGCTGCGCCTGCGAACTTCGTGGTCACGGCGGCGAAGTTGGCGTTCATCGCGGACGCGCTGATGGTCTGCCCGTTAGTGAAGGTGTTGGGGATCGTGATGGACATGGGCGCTCCTACGAGACGAGAGAGAAGGCGTCGTTGCCGGTGACGGTGGCCGTGCCCGCCGTGTATTCGATGGTCCCGTCTGTGAGCACGTTACCGACAATGGTGCCGTGACCCACGCTTACGCCAAGGCGTATCTTGCGGCCTGCGGGAAGCGATGCGGCCCTGTAGCCGTCTGACCCTGCCGTGACCCCGGTTAGCCCCGTCCATGCTGCCGTGTAGGCTCCAGATTCGGTGTGCGCGGTCGTGGTTAGGTCAATGTAGCTACCGTCGTGACCGACTGCCGCCGAGGAGACCGTGACCGCCGCCGCGCCGCCAAAGTTCGTGATGGTGTAGTTGCCCGCCGTGGTCCACGTCGAGTCGCTTGGGACCGTGACTGCAAGGGTGAGACGGACGCGCGTAAGACCTACGGATTGCGCTGATGTGATGGTGGTGTCAGGCACGCTGGCCCCCGCTGCGACATAGGCCGACATAGACGCCGGGTCGGTGAATAGCCTTGTCGCTTCCGAGTAGGTGAACTCTACCGGGTCGGTCATGGCGACGACTGCCATCAGAGGGTGATGTCGAAGTGCATGGACAAGTGACCCATTACGATGCGGGTTGGCGTCGTGGCATGGTTCACGTCGTAGTCGTTGAGGGATGTGTCGATACCGCGCAGATGGTCTCCGAAGTTACCCAACATCGCCGTCGAGTTGCGGAACAGGTACACCGGGAGCGGGACGTAATTCCCCGCAAGGTCGCGCAGGATTGTCACCGCGCCAGGGGCTCTCGGGTCATCGTTGATGCCGACGCGAGCGTACCCCGCCGAGACCAACGATGTGGTTTGCGCGTACTCCACCACGCACCGGCTCAGCGTGTTTGCGTCCAGTGCAGACCGGCCAAACTCGTTGTTGCTCCCGCCATCGAGCTCAGGAACACGAGCCAACATGCACACGGGGTTGACGTCCGACGCGATAGCCCACGGGTAGTAGTTGCCCGCATAGGCCATCTGGTCGCAGTTGGCTGACCCCGTGTCCCGGATGTTGGCCCAAAAATAGGTCCCCGTGTTGCTGCCGTCGATAGCAAAAGTGCCGCACCCCAAGTAAAGCTGCGACCCTGCACCCGGTGCGGCTCCGTCGTTGAACTGCGTCGCAGCGGTCGCCGAGGATGCGCCGAACGCCGCGCCCGCGTTGGTCCACCCTCCGCGCGTGGAGACTTGAACGGAGTTGACCGTGGTTCCAGTGTTGTTGATGCGGATTTGGTGGCGGTAGTTGCCCGACCCCAATGCGGTCGTCGGCTCGATGACCATATACGAGCCCGCCGCGACCGCTGCCGCGTTGGCGAAGCTCGTGACGAATGTTGTGCCGTTGTGAAGGGCGACCGCCGTGCCTGTGTCATTGACGAGGCGGTATATGCTTTGGGAACTTGTATTCGTCACAAAGTCGTATATCCGAAACAGGGTCTCAGCGGTGCTAACGGTGCTGACTACGCGGTACTTGAAGCCCATCAGACGGTCCTATTGTTCGCGACGACGTAGCCGCTCGAAGTGCCTGTGATGTCCACGGTGACGGACGTGACGTTTTCAAAGAGACAATCCCGCACCACGCAGTAGTCCGCGCTTGCCAGCTCCACCGCCGACGACGCCCCATCAAAGTGGCACTCGACAACCTCGCAGTAGTCGCCCGTAACCCGCACCGTGTCGTAACCCGTGTTGAGCGAGTCTTTAAGCCTCAGCCCTTGCAGCCGTAGCCGTGAGCCCGATAGCGTGAAGATGGGGGCGGTTGGCGTCACCATGCGGCGAAGCACGGTCTTGCCCGGTGCGAGAGCGATGATCTCCAGGCGCGTGAACGCAATGGACAGGCCCGCCGCGCCGATGTCGTAGTCACCCTCAGAGACGAAGATGCGCGCACCCTCGCTGCCCGAGATGGTCCCTGTGACCGCGCGGATAGCGTCCTCGATGGACTGGCCGGGAAGCACGACGTGGCCGAGTGCAGCAATGCGGTCCTGCGCTTCGCCCAGACCGATGCCGTTGCGCATCGCAGGGAGTGAACCTTGCGCCACTCGGTTGAGACGCTGAGGAGCGAAGCCAAGGCCAATGGCCCCGCCCGAAACCGGCGCGACGTAGCGGGACTGCGTCATCGGTTCGGGCTCTCGGGCGAGCCGAGCTCTAACGTGATGCTCGCGACGTTCACGGCGTTCGCCCTGATGCCGCTGACACTCGTGTAGGGGTCGTCGATGATGGCGATGCGGAACCATCGCGACGTGATGTTGACGTCCAAGCGGGACGTGTACCAATCAAGCGGCGTCCAGACGCCGGTGCCCCACACCGCCGAGCCGTAAAAGGCCGAACCATCCGGGTTCGGGTGTAGCGCGGTCGTGCCCTTGGTATTGAAGGCTTGCGTCCGCGTGATTCTTTCGTCGTAGGAGTTCACCACGCCTGCGTCGTCAACCACGTCCCAAGACGCCTCTTCGCCCTCGATGCACGACATGGGAAGGTCAATAGCCACGGCATCAGAACCCGCCGTGACCGGCGTCCCGCTCTGTGTCGTGGCGAACACGCCCGCACTTAGCGCCTTGAAACGCACCGACCGGCACTGGCGGAACTCGTCCTCTTCGGGGGCGATGCGTTGGGAGGCCCAGAACATAGGGACGCCCACGCTCACTAACGACCCGTCCTTCGTGGTGGTCGGCGCAAGACGGAACATGCCGCCTTCAGCGCCGAGACCCAGGGTCATGCCGCCCACTTCCACAATGTCGTAGATGTCGTCGCCCTCGGACATGGACCAGATGTTCCACCCGCGCCGCTTCAGGTCGTACACCAGCAAGCACGCGAACTCATCAAACAGGGACCGGCCCTCTACGGGCATGCACCACGCGATGACGTTTCGGGTGCTGGAAACACGACCTTGAATGAAGGGGAAGCGCGCCGGCCCGAACGTCCACGGCCATCCAAGCGTGCCCTGTAGGCGCAGTCGGATGGGGTCGGGCAGGTTGTCCATCTGCGCCGTCCAGCCCGTCCAGAGCTGTTGGAGCCCGTCCGTGAGCTTGATGGCTTCGGGAGCGCCGAGGCCACCGAAAGCGTAGATGCCGTCGGTTGACGCGAAGTAGGTCACGCCCGCTTTGGTCACGATGGACTGGTGCGACACGCAGCCGGTGCCGGTGACGACGCGGGACAGTTGGAAGGTGTCGTCGCTGTAGCCGGTCAGGGCGTAGATGTTTTTGTTTGTGAAGACAAGCAAGACCTCGCCCGTCGAGTTCAGGCCCGTCACCGTCTCGCCAAAGCCCACTTGGATGAAGTGGTCCACGCGAATACCGGCGGGGTCGCTTTCGTCGGACCAGTACACCATCGACGGGTTGAGGTTGATTTCGGCTCGGGACGCCGACAAGACAGACTCTATCTTGCTCGACTGGCTTGCCGGAACCGGGGCTGCCAGTGTTGCCGCGACGCCGCGGTTGAAGCCGGCGTAGTAGACGCGCGTCTGGTGCATGACCGCAATGGGTCCGCGCGGGACCGATGACCAGTAGGAGTAGTTGACCGCGTTGACGCGAAAGGCGTCGGTAGCCGGGTCGAGCGCGCGCATCTGCGTTGCAGCGCCGGCCACAAGGCGAGGGTCGTAGACGTAGGTGGCATACGCCGTGACGAGGAGCGCGACGGGCACCGCCACGCCGCCATCGTTCAGGTAGGCTTGCACCCATGAGACGGCAACGGGATAGCTGCCAACCGGCCCCGCAGGGTCGGGGCAGTCAATTTCGGTGACGTAGGCTAGTGAGGCCGCGTTGGTGACGGAGACTCGCGGCACGCCGTTTGTGTTGCTTGCGTCGAGAATGACGGGCGCAAACGGGGGGCAGTCGAAAACGGTGGCAACCGGAAACTTGCCTCGGTTGTCCTCGTTCACAAATTGCCACGGCGGGCGAGCCTGAATCGTCCCCTGCGACACGTCCACGTTGAAGCCGAGCGCATAGGTGCCCTCTTCGGCGTCGGTCTCGCGGAGGTCCATGCCCTTCCAAGGGCCTTTGAGCGTCAGCATCGCCATGACCTACCACCGTGCCCATTTGACGAAGCGCGCGCCAGCTACCTGCCTCGAGGAGCCCGTGGCCGCTAGCTGCGATTCCCACTGACCCCAGATCGAGCCCACTTGCGGGTTGCTGCCGCCCTTGCGGTTGTTCAGGGTCCAGGCGGCGTAGGCCACGACCGCTTGCCCGTAGGCGTCCGCTTTGCCTGCTAGGATGGTGTCCGACGTAGAGGTCAACGTGGCTCGCGGCGGGATGTAGCCGACTTGGAACACCGTGCCCGTCACCGGGATAGGAGCCAAGTACAGGTCAGCCGTGTCCTTCAAAATGAAGTGGTATGGCGGGCTGTCAATGCCCGCGAGCGGCGTAATCGACGCGCGGTATTGGGCGTTGTTTTGAATCAGGTAGATCGACCGCTCGTCCCACCGCATCGGAGCGCAGCGGATAGGGAGGTTTGTGGTGCTCACGGCGGCGTTAGCCCCCAGGAGGTCCACAGCCACAATCTTGTACGGCTTCGCGTTCAGGTACTGCGCGCCTGACAAGTCCACGTTATCAACGTCGGACGGCCATGCGATGCGAGTCTCAGTCAACCAGAAGTCAGGGTTGACCCCGACCAATGCGCGCCACACGTAGTCGTCCGCAAAGTCGATAAGCGTGAGCCACTCAGCCGACGACACGGCAGCGGTGCCCTGCGTGTCCATCAGAGCTTGGACTTGGGTCTTGACGTTCGCAACAGTCAGCGCCATGGGCGGAACCTCTTAGGCGCTGGCGAAGATGATGCTCCCGCGCGCTGGCTTGGCTGCCGCCCCTGTTTGCCAGAGGCCGGCGCTGGAAATCTTCTTCGCGTCTGTGCCGGTCTTGCGGTGCGGAACGATGTTGTCCCTCGCCGCGACCTGCCGCATCGCCTGGAACACGTCATCCGATGACCGCTGGTCAATGACCGCGTTGCGAAGTTCGCGGTCTTTCTTCTGCCGCGCTAACTCCACATCGGCCAGAAACTTCTCTGGACCGGTGCGGAGTAGCGACGACTTTTGAATCCACGGAATCAGCCGTGGGTCTTCGATGGACAGCGGTGCCGTGTCAGAGTCGGTGGGGTCTTCACGCCACTCGCCCCAAACCCACGGCACCGTCTCCATCTCCGTGATCGTCTGAACTCCGAAGTGCTTGACCACCTGCACCTTGCGCAGTGTCGCCACGACCCAGCACCCGCGCTCTGGGTCGTAAGCCACTCGCAAGCCGTTATCGCTAGCCCCTTCTTGAACCCGTCGCGTGTACGTCGTGTTCCAATCAAGAGCCTTTAGCTTGGTCCAGCCCTCTTGCGAGAGCATGACCGGGGGTGGCGCTGCGGAGTTCAGTAGAATCACGCGGTCTCTCTTACGGCCACGGGTTGACGAGCACGCGCCCACGTCCCGCCGTCTTCACCTTGCGGTGATAGGCGATTTGTAGCTCGTAGAAATACAAGTCCTCCGACATGTCGGTGTCCTTGGTATCCATCTCCACCGCAAGCAAGAGCGTGCTGGTCGCCGCTCCTACTTTATTTGCGTTGATAGTGCCGCCCCGAGTGCCAGCAACCACATACGCTTGTGCCAGCGGGATCGTATCCACGGGGACAACCGTATCAAGCGCCGTTGTAACCGTGGCGCTCAGGGCGGTCACGTTCACTGTCAGGAGCTTGTACGTTACCTTCCAGAGCACCGTGTCGGCCACGTCCGTAGAGCCACTGGCCCAGCAGACGCGAACGTAACACGGCTTGCCCTCGTCAAAATCGGGAGGCACAGCCCACGCGGTGTGAGCCAGATCGCCATCGGTGTTCATCAGAGCACCGTTGACGCCAAACGTGCTGATCTCCTGGCACCTCACGGTGACGTCGTTGGAGCCAAGCAGCAGACCGGCAAAGCCAACGTCGAACGCCGCCTTGCTTGCGAGTGCGGCGTCGGCGGAGACGGCCCCGAACGGGAGAAAGTCAAAGTCCTTGGCCCGGAGCGTGACGTACTCCAGGGACTGACTCAGGTTGGCGGTATCAATTGGCATGGTAGAGCCCTCCTACGCGCCGATTAAGCGTTCAGCGAGTAGTTGAGGTCTTTCAGCACGCCCGAGGAGTTGCGCATGCGCGTTCCAAGGTTGAAGTACTTGCGGAAGGTAGCCTCGTAATTAGGCTTATCGACCACGCGAGCCAGCACGGCCCCGTCCTTGTCCATCCAGCCCCAAGGCTGAAGGGTGAATTGCTTGATGTGCTTCATGCCCAGGAAGTAGATCGCGCCGAGCGTGCATTGACGGTCGGTGAAGATTTCGATCGGCTTGTCAAAGCCTGCGAAGGTCAGCTTCTCGACGCCGCCTTCCAGCTTCTGCGGCTGGTAGCGTACGTCCTGAACCAGCAGGTCGGTGTACTCGCGCCGCATCGAGTCATGCATGATGACCTTCGTCGGGGCGAAGCCGCTCTTACGCTTGACCTGATCGCAAGTCGCGAACATGAGCCGCAGTTCGAGGTTGCGCAAAGATGCGCTGTCGTTGACCGTGCCGCTCCAGCCCGGATAATTGCCTGTGTCCACACCTTGAAAGTCGTCGTCTTCGTCGTTGACGATGAAGCTCAGGCCGGCAACCTCATTGGTATAGCCGTGATTTGCAACGCCGGTGCCGTCGCCGCGCACAACGATGTCGTCATCCACCAGGGTAACGGGAGACACCGACGTGATCGTGACGCCGTCGTCCGAAACCGTTGCAACCGTGAGCAAGACCGGCGAACCGGTGCCCGTCAGTTCGGCGGTGGTGCCGACCACGAGGGTCTGCCCCGGCTCAATGTTGTGGTTGTCGTCCATGATAATGGTGGACGACGCACCAACCGCGCCGTTCACCTTCGTGATGGGGCCAGTGTTCGAGTTGCCGGAAATCTTGTTTCCGTAGAGCTGGCGGTTGATGTCGTACTTCAGGGACTCAATAGCCCCGTCCATCTCCATCGTGACCGCTTCGACGAACGAGCCACGGTCGTTGCTCGCGGCGCTGATGAGGGTGTCTTCAATCTCAAAACGCGAGAAGAGCCGCTTTGCGGTGACGATTGAATCCTCAGTGGCAGTGAAGCCAGCGGTAGGCAGCGACGTATTACGCGCGCCTGCGCCGTTGTTGCGGGCGACCTTGACCGGGAACACGACGCGCTTGCCCGTGAACTTGGTTTGGTCCTGCTCCGTCTCGCTCAGGAGCGGGTGGGACTCGTTGATGATGGTCTCAATAGGACCGATGTAGTTGTCCTTGAGAATCGCATCAGCCGTGGTGGTTGTCTGAACAGCCATTGGTCTACCTCATCGCCATAGCGGCGCGTTTCGCGTCTTCAAGCGTCCGAATCTTTGCAGGCGGTGCCAACATGGCAGCCGTACCCCCAGGAGGAGGCCGGGGCGGTGCTTGTCGGGGCGGCGCAGCCACGAGCGCGGGTGGCGCTTGTGATGCTCGCGGGACAGGCCCGGTGCGGCTCTCGCCAAAACGATGCTGGAGGATGATGGCGGCGTCCTCGACTCCGAGGCCGGGGTTCGCCTTGACCATGTCCCACAACTTGCCCGCGTGCTCGCGGTTGCTCAGCACGGAGTATTTGCTTTTCGCAGCGTCCCAGTCTTTGCGCAGCCCGGTCTCGATGACCGTGGCCTTGGCAGAGAACTTCTCGGACTCGCGTTCGTTCTTGATGTTGTCGAGTTCGGCCTTTAACGCCTTGAACTCGGCCATCTCGCGGCGCATGGCGGCAAGCTGCTGAAGTGCCGGGTCGCCGTAATCGTCTTCTGCGTACTCGGGCGCGGCGGGCTCAGGCGGTGCCGACTGCTGCGCTTGCTGCTTCTGGAGGTAGTCCACGACCTGCTGGAGCTGGTCACGGAGCAAGCCAACCTCAGCCTCTGCGCGCATGCGGGCTTGCGTCTCGCTGTCGGCCTTGGCGCGGAAGTGCTTGACCAAACCAAAATCCGGCTTGGCCGTTTCCGCCTTGACCTCTTCCAACACAGCCTCTGCGGCAAGCGCTTCCTGCTCGACAGCGGGCGGGTTATCGCCACGCGCTGCCGCTTCGGTCAACGCGGCGGCTGCCGCAATCTGCGACATGGGGTCTGTAGACGATGATGGCGCAGCGGGAGCACTATCGCCCGACTCGCTCGACGGCACATAGTCCGACGACATCGCATTGCGCGTCGCCTCTGCCAAGGTCTTAGCCGTGCGAGCCGGTGCAGCGGGAGCCGCAACGGGGGCAGGGGAGGATGTGACGATTTCGGACATGCGGTTAAGCTCCAACGCATCTTGCGCGTCTCATATTGAGACTATGCCACGCGCGCTTGTCAAGCTACATCCCAGAATTGAGGTCCATCGCCGGGACGCCAGGACCACGAACGGACGGCATGCCGAACTCCATTGGCAGCGGTTCACCCACCGGCATGGACGGGTCCATCGGCATAGGCGTTGGCCCAAAGGGGTCCATTGGCATGCCCGTGGCGGGGTCAATCATCGCCTCAGTCATTGCCGGGGGCGGTGCCTGCGGCGGTAATGGCGTCGTCGGTTGCGGCTGCGCTGGCGGCTGCGCTGGCGGCGTCGGTGGAACCATCTTCGCGGCAATGTCAGGGGCGAACTCCTTCCACCACTCGTAGCCTTGACGCATCCCCGACAGATAGCCTTCGTGCTCGGCAAGGTGACGCACGGCCCACTGATACCGCTCCACCTCGCCTTCGCGTAGCGCGTCAGAGGTCAGCAGCATCTTCAGCTCACGGATGTGGGCAAGGTGGTCTTCCCACGGCTGCGCGCTCACCGGGCTTGGCGGTGACACCATCGGGTCAGAGGACGCCACGATGTCAGCGGTGAGAATCTGGTAGTTTTCCTCCCTCTGGTACTTGGCCTCCGAGTCCGCTTCGCCGTCAAGACGGCCAGCCTTACCGAACTCCATCTCCTGTAGTACGCGCGCTCGGGCTTCCGGGTCGTTGGCTACGTCGCCATACATGCCCATGTTCGCAAGCATTAGGACCGTCTCGCGGTTCACGGACGGGTGGCGGACTGCCATCGAGCCAGGAAGCACGCGGACGTTAGTAGTTGCGATATCTTGCGACTCGAACGCCAAGACCTCCAGCTTCGAGGACTTGCCCATTACCTGAATAGTTGTCTCGACGGGCATGTAATCCCGCCAGAGCTTCAGCAGCATTGAGCCAGCAACGCTAAAGGCTTCCTCGAGTTCGCGCGTTGTCGGGGCTAGCTTTGTCGCGTCAAGCTCTGCCATCCATTGAGCGGCGCGACCACTGATAGCCGCCGGGACGATGCCTTGCGTGATCTCGTTAATGCCCGAAATCTCGCGGAGATGCTGAATGGCTTCCGACTCCAGGGCCGCATGTTGCGGGCTCACCTGCGGGGACTGGATGGGTTGCGGCGGCACGGTCCCAGGGTTGTAGAAAACGGTCTCGCCGGGGGCCGAGGTCATCGAGCCCTCGTCAATTGAGCCCTTCATCACAGCCCACTTCGGGGCGCCGTTCAGTGCCACGACTTCGAGCCGCTTGCTGATTTGGCCGTTGAGCATGTCTTGGACAGGTCGCACCACGTCAACCATGCCCTGACCAAACAGCTTGCCAGGGATCGAGTTGTAGCGGACGACGACGAACGGCAAGCGACCGGCGGGTAGTCCCTCGTATTCCTCGAGGAGCACGGACCCCGAGGTCACGGCGTAGTACCCACGAGGGTGACGCGGGCCGGGTCGCTCGTAGTAGAACACGACGCGAGCGCGGTCAAGAGTCAGCTCCTTCGTGGAGCCGCCATCGGTGCGGATGTCCGCCAGAAGCGTGGCTGCAATGTTGTCGCCGCCCATCGCACGATCCGGTTGGACAAATTCGGCAAGCGCAGGGTAACGGTCGCGTATCACGTCGATGTGCAGGTATCGGACCTCAGCCGCCCATTGACAGTCGGACAAGTCCTTGCGTGCCGCGCCAGGGTCAAAAACGACACAAAACGGCGGCACCACCTCGAGCGACGGAAAGCCCTTTACAGATGGCGCAGCAGGCGTGCCGTCAAGCAGCTCTTCGCCCGTCTCGTACTCCGCACCCATCGGCATGGGCTCGGACGGGTCAGCGCCAAACGGGAGACCCGGAGCCTTGCCCTCCATGTCCGCATTAGAGCCGCCCACCATGTCCGTTGCGCCGGTGTCAAAATCCACGCGCAAGACGCCGACGCCCGTGATGAGTGCCCACTTCATCAGCTCTTGGGTCTTGCTGCCCATTGTGAGCTGATGCCAGAGGTACTCCAGCAGCTTCTCAGATGCGCGGGCCGACTCCGTGTCCTCTTCGTCGTCCGTGACCGGGATAACCAACCAACCCGGTTGATGCTGGGTCAGCTTTGCAACGGCGGTATCCACAGCGGGCCGGATGTAGTTAAGGACCATCTGGACTTGCCAAGGGTCTGCCGGCAGGTCTCGAAGGGTCTGGAGCCCGCGCGAGTACTCAATCCATTGCCGCCCGGTGTAGTACGCCACGCACTCCCACGCCGTCGCAATGAACGTCTGCCGCGCATCCTCGCCCGTCTGCACGAGTCGGTTGATGGCGGCAACGGTCTTCGCCGTGCGTGTGTCGGGGCTGTACGTTTGGCGCTGGTCGCGCTCGTGGTACCAGTCGGCAACGGGTGACGTGCTCACGCGCCGTAACCTCGTCCGGGGCTAGGCATCGGGCGACCTTGCGGCATCGAGAGGCTCTGTAGCAGCGCCGCAATCGACCCACTTGGACCGCGCTGGCGGCGGAGTGCTTGCAGTTGGATTGACGACGTATCGGGGCGCTGTGCCATCGCTTGCGCAGGCTGCCCCGCCGTCATCTCCCGCATCTTAGCAATTGCTTGTTCGCGCGCGTCGTCGTCAGACTGCCGCATCGAGTCGTAGCTGGGAGCTTCTTCCATCTTGCTTTTGAACATGGGGATCATAGTCCGAGCTTCCCTCTCAGGCTCGATATGGCCTGAAGTCGTGTGTCGTTGGGGTCGATACCGCCGCTCGATGCGCCGGGGTCGAAGTTCATCGGCTGCTGACCAAACTGCGACGCAGTGCGCTGCATCGGTTGAAACTCTGCCTTCGGCTTTGGAGGCGGGTACTTCCCCGTTGTCGAGCCGCCAGAGGAGTTCATGGCCGTCCCAGCCATGCCAAGAATAGGGCCAGCCAGCATCGCGATCAGGCTAAACGGGTCCATGCTAATCCCTCACTTCTGCGACGCGCTTCCGTTGCTCTGCCAAGGCACGCTCGAACGCGGGCCGGTGGTGGACCTCGAACCGTTGCCACGCGGCGTCCTGCGTGGGTGGCGCTCCAGCCTGCACCACTTTGGGCGCAATCTCAATATGAGACGGCGCAGAACGGCAACAGCGCAGGATGGCCCACAGCGAGAGGGTCAGCGACACAAGAGAGACAGCTAGCGCGAGCCAAACCATCGGTTAGTCCTTTCGGGGCGGTGCAACGACTCCCGGTAATCGATGTTGTTGGGGTCGTGGCGAACCACGGTGATTTCAACAGGGGCGGATAGCACTCGGTCTCCCGCCAAGGCGAGAGCCGACGCGATGATGAGGTCACTCCGCTTGCCGGGGGTGTGGTCCATGCGCCCTTGCTCGTCGTAGACCAGGGTTCGGCACTCGGCCTGGATGCGCGGTGAGTGGAGAACCATCGTCCCTTGCACCAGCGCCGCCCGCCACGACGACATCAGCACGGGCCGCGTGCTCTGGTTCGTCTCGTGCCCATAGATGGACGTCCACGCATCGGGCCGAGCTCCTGCGTGCGCCGTGGGGTGCGACCTCGTGAAGATGCGCGGATACCCCAGGTCGAGCAGCTTTCGGATAGTGGCGACGCCGTGGTTGTTGGACTCGGGCACCACCATCGCCGGGCCAAGCTCCCCACCGTACAAGCGCCCAATGGCGTCGAGTTGCACACCTAGATCATCGGGAGTGACGTCCTCACCGTGAAACTCGGCCACGATCCGCCGTGTAACGCGATCTAAGACCTGTATCGCGCTCGCGTCGGGGCCACCACCGCCCGCGACGTCACAACCGATGACGTACCGCTCGCGCCATGACGGCACGGGCTCCGAGTAGATGCGCCAATACCGCCCTGCGTTGGCGATGGCCGTGCGCCACCGCTCGGCAGGCTTCCGCTTGTCGCCGGGGGTCTGCATCGGGAGACACCCTGCCCAGATGGGCGCGGGGACTTCGGGCTCTGCAATAGCATCGACCACCGACGACGGGAGCACAGGACGTCCCGACGCCGCAAAGGCATGGGCAGGGGATAGAGGAAACTCTTGGTCCACGATGGTGATATCGCGGTTCTTCTCGTTCCACTTCGAGACGTACCAGCGAACTTGCGGCGGGGTCAGCTTCCACTCGTGAGCTCTACACGCAAACAGGTCGGCAGCCTCCGGGTCAAACTTGCCCTTGGACGTGACAAAGATGCCCGACGCCTTCCACGCTTCGATGGGGTCCGAGGCTGCCGCGATGGCCTCGACCACTTCGGCGTCGCCCGCTCGTAATGGGTAGACGTGCTTTCGCGCGGTCTGCCACGGGAAGAATAGCGGAGTCCAACCGCTCTCGCCCGACGATGCGCGCTGCCACCGCTCGTAGAAGCTGCCCTGCTGGCCGTTGGCCGTGCTCTCGATGATGGCGATAGTGCCCGGTGCTGCCGTCTCGCCGTCGGTCTCCAGGGCGTCGAGGGTCGCCGCGATGGACTCCTCAGCCGTGCTCGCTCGCCGCCCGTGGTCCCAGAGACCCACCTCAGACATGTGAAGCAGCGACGGGGACGACCCACGGGCCGCATGATCCGAGCGTTGGGTCTGCACCGACATTGAGGAACCGTTAGCCCAGACGATGCCTCCCTCTCGCGGGGTCGCGCCCATGAAGGGGACGAAGAGCTCGGGGAGGTGCTTCGCCATGTCCACGCCCATGCGCCCGATGACACGCGTAGATGGAGCAATGTGAGCGATGGTGACGCTTTGCCAGCCAGGCCGAAAGCAACCAAACCAGAACGCGAGCGCCTGCACCACGGTCGATATCCCGAGCTTGCGGGCCTTCAGCACGATGATGCGCGAGCCACGACCCTCAGCTTCGTCTTTTAGGATGGTCTCAACCACCGCCCGTTGCTCGTCGTTCAGGCGTAGCGGGATAATGCGCCACCGCTTCGGCTTGCCTTTGCGCGTCGGCGCGTCGTCGTCTTCGTCGTCTGCGAGCGCGCGAATGCGAACCGCCAACTCGCAGAACGCCTCGAAGTCGTCCCGCAGCTCGGCTAGGACGCTGACGGCTTCGGGCGAGAGTGCTCCCACTGGTAACGTTTCTCCGCTTTAGTTAGGGGCTTCTCTGTGACCTCGGCACCGCCGGGACGGCTTGCGCGAAAGGCAAGCGCGTCTTGCATCTGCCGCCACGCTTGCGCTTGCATCGCGTCGTCGCTCTTCTTTTGCTCGACGTCTGATGCGCGCGAGATGATTTCCATCTGGACCTTGCGGGCGTCGGCCACGGCCTTCAAGTCGAGCGCGGCCTGGCGCTTCTCATCGGGGTCGATGGCGTTTTCGAGAGCCCACCGCTTGCTCTCGATGTCCGCGCAGAGCATACGCGCCACCCAGATGGCCTCAGACTCACCGCTCTGGCGCTCGCGGTCCAGCCACGCTTGAACCCTAGTCGAGAGCCCGCCTACGGCCACGGCGTCGATGTCGTCAGTGTTGCGTTTCGTTGCCACGTCATCCAGTCTCACTTTGAGACAACGCCGCGTCAACTACCAAGCGGCGAAAAGGATGACCCATGACGCACGCCACCCGCAACGCGCGGCACGCCACCGTCGAGCCCGTCGATGTCGTCGAGTTCGCCCCGACCGCCGAGACCCCTATCGAGGAGCCCGCGACCGTGGCGCTCTCGCTGCCCAGCGACCAGCCGGCGCTCATCACCCTGCTAGCGAAGCGGCTCAACATCTCACCGGAAGACCTGCTCTCGTTCTGCGTGGCGCTCGGATGCGGACAAGCACGCGCGCAAGGGTTCGCACGCCACGACCTGCCACCACAGCCCGAGGGTGGGTACGCAGGGGCTTACGTCGTCTCAAGGGATTGGTACGAGCACCACGCCTTGCGCGCGGCAGAGCTGGGGTGCTCGGTTGGTGTGCTCGCTTCGACCACCCTGCGGGAGCTTGCAGGCTGGCTTGGACGCTCGCCCAAGATCCGGTTGCGCGGACGCTCGCTCATCGAGCAGGGGCTGACGCGGAAGGCGTAGTCAGTGCGCGCGCGAGCGCGTGACGGTTGGAAACCGTGACTAAGCGGTCATGTTTCCTTTCGGTCTTTGCAAAGCGATTGCAAATGCAAACGGGTTGCATCTTGGGCCCCAAACGACAAAAGCCCCGAGGCTGACCCCGAGGCTTTCGTTGTGACGCTCTCACCTTGACGTTAGGGCCTGCTTGCGTACTCGCGAGCCGCGCGCTGCGCGCCGGCCAGCGTTTTGAACCACCTCGTGGGCCGCGTGCAATTGAACCCGTCCCTGTCTTCGTAGCCAAACGCAACAGCGTAGCAGGTGCCGCGATCAGCGCTCAAAACCACCGCGACCCGCTCGCCAACGTGCTTCTCAAATTTGACCATGGCTTGTTCTCCGTTCGGGCGCTCAGCCCGTCTGCACTGGCACCCTTTAGCCGGGGTGCCATCGGCTACTCATCACGCCGCTACGAGGTCTTCGCTGCACCACCCTGTCCCAATACCACACTTAGCCCACCGGACGGTCCACACAACGCGACCGTTGACCCGAGCGTGGTAATGCTCGGAGTCGGCTTCAACAACAATACCAACGCCGAGGTTGGACTTGCCCGCGCGTGCCTGCCGGACTTGGGAACCTTGCTTGATTGCGTTCATGTTCAGCTTCCTTCGGGCGCTCAGCCCGTCTTGTGTGGTGGCACCCTTTCGCCGGGGTGCCGTCGTCCGTGTGTTTAGAGAGCGCCGACCTTGACGCCACCCTCGTCGCCGCCGAACTCGTCCGTGGCTTCGCACCACGCACACATCCCCATTCGCGCTTCCATCAGTGGCACGACTGCATGCACGTCCTCGTTGTCCGCTGCGATGTCGCGGCACGTCCCGCAGCAGTCTTCCTTCGTTCCCGTGTTCCACTCGACGACAAACTGAATCGTGTCCATGGTCTTTCTCCTTCGGGCGCTCAGCCCGTCTTGGTGTGAGAGAAGAATACCCCTCTAACCGACCCTTGCAAGCAACTTTCTACTTTCAATGTCGTTTTGTCTAGGCCAGCGCCCCCACCGGCATCGTAACCACCAACCGAGACAACCGCTCCACCAACAACTCCCGCACCGCCACCTCAACCCTCGCCGCGTCCCCCTCCGTCGGCGCAAGGTACCGACCTTCCGCAAGTTCTGCCCAGACCCTAAGCCGGGACTTGCTCACCCCGACCTTCTCGGCCACGTCCAACTCGCGCCCCGGCCAGATAGCGAGGGCAGTGGCGATGCGCTCGGTCGGCGTCACGACCGTCCCCGATTGACGTAGGCGTCAATGGCAGCCTGTAGCCGCGCTTTGGTCGCAGGGCATACGCCCTTTGCGTCATTGTTCGCGGCCACGGCCTTTCTGATTGCGTCCTTGAGTTGCTCCACGTCCATCACTCACCCCCTTCCACTCGCAAAGCGAGCCGCTCCCACCGTTCCGCAACAGTCAGCCTGCCGTGCGCTCGCTCGTCAGCAGCAAGCGACAAGTACAGCGCCACTCGCTCAGCCCACGTCTTCGGAATGACCCGGCGTGCCCGCTTCACCTTGTCGCCCTTGTTGTCCGCCGCGAACCGCGCCGCCGCCCCATCCACGTACTCTGCCGTCGTCTTGACCATGATGTTCTCTCCTCGGGCGCTCAGCCCTGGTTGTGGCCCCTTTTGCCGGGGGCCGTCGGCGTCCTATCACTCAGCAGTAAGCATCTTGACGCGCTGTAGCTGATGCTTCGTCAGGCTGTGCGCAGTGGTGTAATGGCGCGCTGCCGAGTCCCACACACGCACCGTCTTGCCATCGTAGTAAGCTTGCGAGGTCTGGTTCTTGTTGGTGCCGAAAGGGTTCTTTACAGTCGTCGTCAGCATGGTGTTTTCTCCTCGGGCGCTCAGCCCGTCTCGGTTGATGTCCTGACTATGCCGCCCCTTGAATCAGTCCGCAAGTTTTTTTTTGCGCACGCTGCGCTTTTCCTCACGGCTCCGGTGGCGACAGCGTTTCAGCGCGCCCTACCGCCAAGCACGCCGCCTTCGCCTCACCCACCGCCGTCAAAAGCTTGCCCAGCGTCGTCACCGTCTCCGCCGCAACCCCATCCTTCAGCGCCTCATCGAGCGCCCGCTTCAGCGCGTCTCCGAGAGACGGGTGGTAGCCCATCACGGCCCACTTCCCCTTACTCATCTGACCAGCCGAGAACCCGTGCTCCATGAGCTTCGGCTCCTGCCACCGATTCACCGTCCAGTTGCGGTCGATTCCGTCGATTCCAATGCTCTCCGTTACGCTCACCATACCCCACCTCTTTCGAGCCGATTCCTGCCGGCTCCGTCCTGTGAATTAGCCCCGCGAGCGACATGCTCGCTAGGGTGGTAGCCTCACCACTCCCGCGCGCCTCCTAGGTACATCTACGCCCGCAAATTGCGCGCGCCCGTTTCACCGTCTCGGCGGCAGCGGCGTCGGCAAGTGCGCCACCTCCCCGCCCATCCCCACCGCCTCCGAGTGCCAGTCCCGAAACCGATAGCCGTCCCACGCCACGCAGCCGAACACCCCGCCTCGCTCCACGACGTACCAAAGCCCACCCTTCGGAGGCTCGCCCGCCACCCACTCGCCCGCCTGGACCGCTGCCGGCGTCGAGCTCTTCCGCACCAGTCCAGCCATCGCGACCCCAACGAGGTCATCGTCTGCCGCGTCATCGAGTCCGTTGCTTGGCTGTTCCGCCAACGGCTCCACCAGCTCCCCGCACCGCACCGCAATCGCCGCCGAGAGCGCCACCGACGCCGCATGACCTTCCCGCTCCAGCGTCACCGCCTTCCCATCCCGCGTGCTCACCTCCACCCCGTTGCTCAGCACGTCCACCGCCGTGACGTCATCCGTCTCGACGACCACGAACCCACCCTCTCGCTCAATCACCAACCGCATCACGCACCTCCTTTCGCCGCCAGCGACTGCGACCGCTCCACGAACGCCGCCATCCCTTCCTCTGCAAACACCGCCGCCTCATCCCGAAACGCTTTGACCGCGACCCGGTACGCCTTGACCTGCTCGCCGCTCATCTCGGCCATGCACTGACCCACCGCCTCCCTCAGCGTTGGAGCGTCCACCCCGCCCAAGTACGCCTTAGCCATGACCGTGACCGCCGCGAGTCCCGCAGGACCGCCCTGACGCCACGCTTTAGCCGCACCGTCCGTCGCAAGTGCCACAAACGCACTCAACACCCCAACGTCATTCATCTTTCCGTTGCTCACGCTGCCCTCCTGCCCCGACTACCAGCCGAGGTCTTCCCCTTGGTTATTGACGGAGTACTAAGTACAGTCACCATTCCGTCAATAACTCCGTCAAGACTTTTTTCCATGATTCTATGCACTTGTATGGGTACTGACGATATTGACGCAGAAATCACGCCCGCGCTCACGCGCGCACGCAGACGTACCCGCAGACGTGCAGACGTACACGCACCTGCACACGAACCTCGAAAACTCCGTCAATTCCGTCAGTGCTATCCTAACCACGCGCCGTCGTTGAACTTCGGCTTGACGGAGACACTGACGGAGCACTGACGAACCACCCGTCTCCGTCAACTCCACCACGTCTCTTCCTTCGCATCAGTCGTGGCCAGCGTCGAAGGACCGGCGCTCGCGTCTAGCCGCTTGCCAGTCGCAACCGCTTGAAACTGCAAGCCTCTCAGTCCGCGCTTTGCCGATGGCCCGAACTTCAAACCCGCCACAACGCGACCCTCGTTCGTCGCCACCGCCCGCCTCAGGTGCTTCGTGATCGCCGCCGCGTCGATCTGAACCCCGCACGCGGTCACGATGGCGTGGGTCAACCGGCGTCGCTTCGCCTTATCCACCTCCGTCATCGACCCACCGCCGCCGCCGTGCTTCAGCGCCACGAGCTCCTCGACCGCTTCGGCCAGCGACACCGGGCGCTCGCCGTAAACGTCGAACCACGCCGCCGCGAGCTCTAGGTACGCGGTCACGTCTTCGTCCGAGTCCACGCGCTGCGCTTCAATGCTCGCGATGACGTCGCCCCGACCCAGCCACATCAGCGGCTCCCTCACCATCGCGTTCCATTCGCCGTACTCGCGAAGCGGCGCGCACTTGTTGGGCCGCCCCGCTAGCAGGTACGCCCTCGCGATACTCAGGCACGCCGCCACCAGTTCGGCCCGATGCTCTAAGACGTACTCCACGAGGTCGGGATACTTGAACGTTCGCCCCACGTCGGGGCGCTCCATCATCGTGATCATGCGAGCCCGCACCGTTCGCCCCACTCCGTCGCCCCGAAACTTCACGTTGCGCCCCGTGATAGTGATCAGCGTCCGGTTCGGCACCGACTCCGTTTCGCTCTTGCCCAAAACTCGCTGCGTGTAGACCTCCGAGGTCATCATCGTGTCGTAGGCTTCGCCGCCGAACGGCAGCGTGATGTTGTCGATGGACAGATGCTCGACGCCATCCCGCAGAAACGAGAACACCGATTTGCGCAGTTCGTCCTCGCCCCCCGGCTGATTCATGTTCGCCGGCATGCGCCCGCTCATCAGCATCGAGGTCATGTTGACCAGAGTGCCCTTACCGATGCCCGAGCTGGGAGAGTCAATCAGGAAGCCAGGACACAGCCGAAACGTGCGGCGCATCGTCGCCGTAATCAGCAGCGCCACCATCGTCGAGCGGTCAAGCTCTGACTCCCATGGGAAGTCACACACGAGGTCTTCGAGCCATTCCACCGCCTTGACCGCAGCCTCCCGCGTCGTCTTCGGCTCCGGGTACGTCGCCCCGCTGAAGTCCACCAGTAGCTTCGAATCGGGGTCGTATCCCTCCCCGATCATCGACCCGTCTATCCGCAGCACAGGCAACCGATGCACCGCCCGAACCTCCCGAATCACGCCGCCCCATCGCTCGGGCATCGCCAGCACCGCATCAACCAGCCGGTCATCGACCCTACACCGCTTCATCGTGGGTCCGTCCTTGCCGCGCCGCTCCTCGAGAAACACCGCGCGCTCTTCCATGATGACCCGTGCCGACGCCTTAGACACTGTTCGAAGCTGCGTCAGCCCGTCGCCGCCGCGCCCTGCCATCACCATCGAGTTCGTCCGCGAGTAGAGGTCTGGATGCTTAGCCAGCGCCGTGACCACCGCGTCCACTTGCGGGCCTAGGTCGCCATCGACCACGATAACCGCGTCTCGCTCCACTTGCGGCTTCGACGCTTGCGCGGGCGCAACCTCAGCCGCCACCGCGCCGAACTCGTCTGGAATCCGCTCACTGGCCCATGCCGGCGGCTCCGGCTCAGTCCTTGCCACTCGCGCCGGTCGCTCCTCCCACGCCTTCAGGTATCCCTCGGTCACAAGATGCTCTTTCGGAGTCCTGCCCGCTGCGTGCGCGTCAATGTCGAGTGCGTCCCCGGTCACGGCGTTCTTACCCTCCGCGAAGCCGCCAACCCCCACCCCGTCCGTGTGTCCCGATGACCAGCAAATCCACCGCGACGGCGCGCCAGCCAACTCCTTGAAACAGCCTTTGTGATGACACACCGGACATTGCGCGGTTGACGTCGGGTAAGCCCGGCTGCGCTCTGCGACGTAGCGTGCGGCAGCATCCTGAAAGCGCGTTGACGCTGCCCCGCTTGCGCCACTGGCCCACACAGCCGGCGTCGTCCTTGGCGCGGCAACCGGCCCCACAAACGACTCTATCTGCTCTTGACTAACCGCTGCGCCGTCGCCCCATTCCAGCACCGTCGCCATCCGGTGCGGGCGCTCCTCAGTTGGCTCGCCCTTCGCGCTCCACGTCCCCGGCACTCGCCAGATACGCGCCGCGTTGCCGACCACCGGGTCAACCGTCGCGTAGCCCGTCGAGAACCGTATCAGCGCCTTCAAAAAGCGCATCGGCAAGTCGCTCGCCGCTTCGAGCTCACACGCCCACATGATGTGCGCCCCGTTGCCCGAGTCCGTCACCACCGGGCGCGGCCACCCTAGCCCGTCGCACAACTCCCCGATGACCAACGACGTCACGCGCCGCGCATGCCCGCGCTCTTCCTCCGTCGCTGAAACGCCCTTCGGCCTCACCGCGTCGATGTCCACCAGCAGCCATCGCCGCCGCGTGACGTCCGAGTCCTTCGAGCCGTCGCCAGTCTTGGCCTTCGCAAGCGCGCCGGTCACGGCTCGCGTCACCGGGTTTGGCGTGAAGTAACACCCCATCCACCCGTTGCGCCTTCCGTGCGCGGCCACCGCCTTGACGCACGTCGCCACGTCGCCGGGACCGAACGTCCCGATGGTCACGCCACGCTCGCCCCGGCTCAGTATGCGGACCTCGAACGACTCACCCTCTCTCAGTCCGTGCGCCGCCAGCGCATCGAGCGCCACCATCACCGCGTCCTCATCGACCCATCTCACGCCCGTGCTCTGACCCATTCCCGCACCCCCTCACGCCGATAGATCGGCACGTCCCCGTTCAGAAGCGCCCACGTCGGAGCCGTCCTCTGCTTCCGCAGAAACTCCAGCGTCACCGCATCCACCCCCATCATCGCCGCCGCCTCCACCGCCGAGACCCAGCCTGGCGGCAACTCGCGGACTCCCGCCCGTTTCAGCGTCCCCATTCAACACCCGATGAAGCCACGCGCTTGAAGCGACGGGCCGGCAAGACTCCATGAACCAGTACCAAGACAGCGGATGCACCGGCACCGTCTGCGTCTCGCCGCTCCCCTCGTGGCGCACCAGCAGATACAGCGTCCCGAGCACGGGCGACACTAGACGCACTTCGTAGCCGCCCCGTCGCATCGCTTTTGACGCCGCCGCTTGGGTCACGGCGTCGCCTGCTGCGCCTTCCCGCGAGCCCACTCATCGAGGTCTTCGACCTTGTAGACCCAGAAGCGCCCCACCTTCCCGCACTTCGGACCTCCACCCGCCACGCGCATCCTCGCCATCGTCATCGGCGTCACCCCAAGGTGCTCCGCCGCCTTCACTTCGCGCATCCATTTACTCATCGAAGCGGCCTCCTATGCCGCGCCGCCCACCCTACACAACGCAACATTCACTCGCAAGTAACAACTTTCAACTTGACCACTCCCCACCCCACCGCCATCCTCCAGCCACCACGACGCACTCATTAGGCGTCTCACACAGGAGCAACCGATGACCGCCACCGACCTCTGCCGTCTCGCCTCTGCGGCGTTTCCAACCCTCACCTTCGCCCCCATCGACACGGCCCGCACCATCTCCGCGCGCTCGCCCGAGCTGCGCATCCTCCAGTTCGTTGGAGAGGACGACTTCGCCGCCGTGGTTCGCGGACGCCTGACGGACTACCAAGGTGCCGGCCCCACCCTCGAAGCCGCCCACGCCGACGCTCTGGCCTGCCGCGCCAAGCACGAGCACGAGCCCGCCCCCACGGTGAGCGCCCCCGCGCAGCTCCCGTTGTTCTGACGCCCTAGCGCTGATACCCAGCCGCGTGCCGTCGGGGCGTCTACGTCAGGTCAAGCGCCTGCTGAACTGCGTCGCTTGTTGATTGTGCGCCATCGGTCCCGGCGACTTCGATAGGCTCTCGAAACACCCGGACCCACCGCGCTTTGAACTTCATCATGTGGTCTCGGGCGACGGCAGCAGGTCGCGTCGTGCCGTGCGTCCACCAAGACCGCCCGGTGTCTTCGCACTCGCAGACCCACCCAGCGCCGCGAAGCGATGCGCCGGGCTCCTCAGTCAACGTGTAGGTGATGATGCGATGGGCACCGATGGCCTGCGCCGCCCGTGCCGACGCACCGAGGAGCGCGCTGCAAGCGTTCACCGTGCCATCGGTCGCGAGCCGCAAGACCTCAACGGTCTGCCGGTTGTCGTTGTTGCGGTTGGTCGGTCGCCCACAGATAGCGACGCCGACCAGTTGCCCATCGACGACCGCCCCGACGCAGTACCACGCGAACCCGCCAGGGATAGGCGCGTGGTGCCGGTGCCACTTCACAACCGCCGCATTGGCGACCGGGAGCGTCACCGGAACCACATCCACGCGGCGAGCGCCTTCAGGCTTCAAGCGCGTCCTCCAACTCGTCGGCGCTCTCCTCAAAATCCATCCCCGCCCACGCCGCCCGCCGAGCTCTACCAATCGCGCACCCATCACAAGGCGTCCCGCGCTCGCACGCCGTCGCGTCCACATAACCATCAATGCAGTCCGCAAGCCTCACGGTGCCCTGGCTCGGACACTCGGCGGTCTCGGCGCTCACCTCCAGCGTGACCCATTGGGCCATACTGCTCTGGCTCAGTAGCTCATTCGACGTCTCATCATTCCCGTCCTCGATAGCGACCCCATCGGTGTTTTTCACGTCGCCTCGTCCGGGTCCATCCGGTCCGAGCAAGTCCGGCGACGGTGCGCTCCACTCGGGAGCGGTGCCGACAAGCGCCCACTGTTTGGCCGGCTTGCCCCCGCCGTTCGCGCCGTCGCTGGCTCGCACCATGCCGACGCACACGACCCACGGCAACTTACCGATAGCCTTAACGAGCCCGTTGTAGGAGCACCTCGTCTCGGCCACCATCTCAGCCACCGTGAGTCGCCGCCCGCCCTGGAGTGCGGCGCGGAGTGCCTCGACGGCTTTCACTGGCCAAATTCCGCAAGCGCATCACGCAAGCCCTTAGCCCGCGCTCGCAACTCAGCCGCCCTAACCCGGCTCTGTTCCGCATCGCCCATGTGTCGCACCGCCAAGGCTTCTGCGTTCACCCGCTCCCGGTCGTAGCGGTCAGCCATCTCCTCCAGCCCGTCCGCCTCATTATCGACGTGCGCCCGTTGAGCTTCCGCTTTGGTCTCGTGAAGAATTCCCGGCTCTGACGCCCACCACGGCTCACCGCCACCGCTCACGAGCGTGATGCCGTTCTCCACGCGCACTTGAACCTGACTCACGCTGCCGTCGCTGCACCACATCGTCTTGCCTTCCATGATTCCTCCTCGGCCTCAGCCTGTTCCGATGATGCCCGGAGAAACGAACGTGTCAACGTTGTTTTGTTGTTGACGCGGACGATTCTCCCGGTAGTCTGCTTTCCATAGCCGGGCCGTGCGCCCGAAGGAGCCTCCAATGATCGTAAACTTGACTCCGCACCCCATCACTCTCCGCGCCGCTGACGGCGCAGAGACCACCATCAACCCGCGTGCAACTGCGGAAGGTGGCGCTGCGCGCGTCACCTCGACGCCGGGGGCTCTCGCCACGGTGGACGGCATTCCCGTCCCCGTGGCAAGCCCCACCGCGTTCGGGGAGGTTATTGGCCTTCCTGCTCCGCACTATCAATGCGGGTGCGGCAACGGGGTTGAGTGCCCCTCGGCATTCCGCCTCGACATGGCAGGGGCGCTTGAATGCCCACACTACGTGGTGGCAGCCCACTACGTGGTATCAGGGATTGTTGGTGCGGCCCTCCGCGCCACGGGCTCGACGCGGCGAGACGTGCTCTGTCCCGGAACCGGCCCCAACGACGGGGCCGTGCGAAACGATGCTGGACACATCGTCGCCGTGACTCGGTTGGTGCGCCCGTGACGCCCGCCAGCGTCAAGGCAGCCACCGACGCTGCCAACGTCCGGGCTCGTGCGCTCTACGCTGCCGATGAGGCAGCACGAAACGCCGAAGCCGACGTGAAGCGCCGGCACGGTGCCCTCATCGACGCAGCGTGGGCACTCCGCGCAACCCCGCGTGAGGGGAGCGCCGCCGTGGTCAAGGCCATCGAGGCCATCGACGACGCCAAGGAGCGCGCCGCCGAGTTGCTGCGAGCCGGCAAGTGGGGCGGCACCCACCGGTCCAAGTTCTCCGGCGCCGAGGCCGAGCGCATGAATGCCGAAGGCGGCGCGCTTGCCGGTGCCATCCCGGCAATGATCGAGCGCGCGGAGCGCCTGCTTCATGGGCTTGGGTCGGCCTGATGGACTTCTCCCGCATGAATCTGGACTGGCCCCACGTCATCGGGGCTTTCGTGTGTGTGGCGGTCGTCGTGGCCGTTTGGGTTTGGGGTTGTATCAACAAGGAGTGGGGACAATGAGCGAATACGAACTGTTCAACGAAGACTGCGTCACGGCCATGCGACGGCTCGCGGAGGAAGGTCGCCAGTTCGACCTCGCCGTGTATTCTCCGCCTTTCGCATCGTTATTCACCTATTCCAACCACGATGCGGACATGGGCAACTCTCGCGACTCCGACGACGAGTTCCTTCTGCATCACCAGTTCTTCGTCAATGCCCTGTTTCCGCTCATCAAGCCGGGCCGGCGTGTCTGCGTCCACGTCCAGAACCCCACCCGCACCAAGAACTCCCACGGGTTCATGGGGATCTGGGACATGCGCGGCGACATGATCCGGCAGTACCAGCAAGCCGGGTTCATCTACTACGGCGAGGTCACGGTCGATAAGTGCCCGCAGGCTCAAGCCATCCGCACCAAGTCTCACGCGCTCATGTTCGTGAACCTCAAGAAAGACTCCGCGATCAACCGCCCCGCGCTCGTGGACTACGTGATGATGTTCGTGAAACCGGGCGTCAACCTCACCCGCATCGACGGCGTAGACCGGGGCGAGATCACGAATGAGGACTGGATTCGGTGGGCTCGCGGTGTCTGGTACTCCATCAAGGAAACGAACACGCTCAATGCCGCCCTGGCCCGCGAGGACAGCGACGAGCGCCACCTCTGCCCGCTCCAACTCGACCTCATCGAGCGGTGCGTGAAGCTCTGGAGCAACCCCGGCGAAACCGTTTTCTCCCCGTTCACAGGCATCGGGTCCGAAGGCTTCGTGTCCCTCACGTTCCGGCGCAAGTTCGTCGGCACCGAGCTGAAGCGCGCATACTACGAGCGCGCCAAGCTCAACCTCGATACGGCCATCCGTGACCGCGAAGCAGCGGGCTCGCAAGGCGACTTTTTTGGAAGCGCCGTGCGCCAGACCTTCCAGGTCGAAGGCAAGGACATCGAATGAGCGCCGTCACCATCGACATCCCGCCGACCTCCGAAGGCTACGCAACCTTCATCCGATGCAAGTCGCTCCCGTCGTACCGCGTCGTCGGTCGCACCGTCGAGACGGACGAGGCAAGCTACCGCCTCATCTTCGGCGCGGGCCAAGACCGCCAAGTCTCCACTGAAGACAACCACCTCTTCGACTATCAAGCGTGGGTAACGAACCTCGCGCTCGACCGCCAGCGGTTCGCGGTCTTCATGGATTGCGGGCTCGGCAAGACCGCAGTCGAAGTCGCATGGGCTCACGCCATTGCGCGCAAGTTCGGGCGCGTGCTCTTCCTCGCGCCGCTCGCCGTCGTGGAGGACATTCAGCGCTTCACGGCAAAGTTCTACGGCTACCGCATGAGCAACCTTCGCAGCGAGTCGTGGCAGACGGACGTGGCGATCCTCAACATCGAATCCCGCCGTGACGTCGACATGACCAACGTCGTAGGCGTCGTTCTCGACGAATCAAGCTGCCTGAAGAACGAGTCGGGCGAGACCCGGAAGTGGGCCACGGCGCTCGTGAAGCAGTGCCGCTTCCGTCTCGCGTGCTCCGCGACCCCCAGCCCAAATGAGCTTGCGGAGTACGCAACGCACGCCGTTTGGCTCGGTCACGCGACCACGCTCAACGAGTTCTATGGGCAGTTCTTCCGCAAGGACGGCACCGACTGGCGTCTGAAGGGGCACGCTCACGCGGCGTTCTACCGGAACCTCCGCTCGTGGTGCACCTACATCCAAAGCCCGTCCACGCTCGGCTTCAAGGACCACCAAGCCGAACTCCGCGACCCGCCCAACTACCACGAGATCCGCACCGACGCGCCTGACTACAAGCCCAAGGGCAAGCTCTTCCAAGATGCCGTGAGCTTGGGCGAGTCCCGTGAAATCTTCGGAGCCATGCGCGCCGACGTCACCCAGCCCCGGTTCAAAGAGTCCGTCGCCGCCATCGAAGGCAAGCGCGCCATCGTGTGGTGCTCGCGCAACGCAGAAGAGGACGCCTTCCGCCGCGCCATCGGCGGCCACGTTATCAGCGGCGCGACGCCCATCGAGGAGCGCGTTGACCTCATTGACGACTTCCGTGCCGGTCGCACGAAGACGATCATCAGCAAGCCGTCGGTGCTCGGGTTTGGCGTGAACCTTCCCGAAGCCACCGACATGCTCTATTCGGGCTACACATTCAGCTTCGAGCAGTTCTACCAAGCTGTCCGGCGTGCTCACCGATTCGGGCGTGAGGGTCGGCTCACGGTTCACGTTCCCGTGACCGACATCGAACAGCCGGTGTGGGGCCTGCTTCAGTCCAAGATGCGGACGTTCGACAAGGACGTCCAAACGCTCCAATCCATGTTTTCGCAGCAGCAGGCGTCCGCATGACCCACTCCCAAGCCCTCCTCAGCATCATCCTCCCCGCGCGCCAAGCATGGTCCCTCCCCGAACTCCGGGAGGCCATGCCCCAACGTGCAATTGGAGTTGCCGCTATGACCACTCTCTCCGCCCTACGCGCCATCTTCCGCCACCACCGCCGCGCCTGGACCAAAGCCGAGCTGGTCGCGGAAACGGGCAAGCGTCTGAGCTCTATCAGCCCCGCGCTGATAGCCCTACTCGAAGAGGGCACCGTGCTCCTGACTGGCGACAAGTACCGCCAAGTCATCGCGCGCAACGCCGTCATCGGTCAAGGCCGTCAACGCATCACGGACCACGACGCCGAGCAGGCACGGTTCGCAAGCCTCCTCCCTGCGACCGTCAAGGACTTGCACGCCAAGACCGGCAGAAGCCCGACCTACATTGTGCGCGCCCTCAAAAAGATGGGCTGTACCCCCGGCTTGAATTGGGTCTGGGGTACCGAGCCCTCAGCGCCGCCACGACGCGAAGCCAACCGCGTGCTGCGCACCCCCGGCGACGAGTACGCGTGCGTCGAGTCGTCTTCGACGTCCTGGCTCGAGGTCGCCCCGACCACCGAGGGGTTCGCGTGCGAGCGCCGACGTATGTTCGTGACGTTCGCCACCTGCTACGACGACCACACCACCGCCGCGAGCGGACGACGCGGCCTCATCGAAACGTGCCGCAAGTGCCCCAGGGGCGAACAACTACGCGCCGACTACGCGCAAGGAGCCTAACCATGATTCTGCGACGACGATACTGCTCTGACCGCATGTGCGGCGCTACCGACTGCTCTACCTGCTACGGCCCCGGCTACGACCGCGAGGACGACGACGAGCCCAAAGAGGTAGACGAGGAAGACGTGGAAGAGGACGAGGACGAGCTCGAGGAAGACCCCGGCCCCGACCTCGATGACCTGTCGCCATGACCGCCCTTGTCCTCGGCATCGACAGCGGCCTCGACGGGGCGTTCGCGTGGCACTACGGCGGGCGAATCCTTGGGCAGCTTGCGACCCGGCAGTTCCTCGACCCCGAGCGCCGGCTGGACTTCGGGACCATCCGCGAGTGGGTCCAACTCATGGGCGCGAAGCTCCCCGACGCGCCGCGCGCCGCCTTCATCGAAGAGCCCTTCGCCCCACCGGGTCGAGAGCGTGGCGTAATGGGGTCGTGGCGTCGCTTCGGGCAGCTTGAATCCCTGCTCTGGACGCTGGGGTACGAGGTTGTCGGCGTTCAGGCGAAGACGTGGCAGCGGGAGCTTCTGGACCTCGCGCGGTTTGAGGTTCGGACGGAGCGCCCATGCAAGCCCCGGCTCGCAGAGGGGTGGACGCTGAAGGCCACAATCGCAGCGGGCGCTTTTGCGTGGTCGCTCCGTAATGGCGGGCGCGTGTTCATCTACAACCGCCAAGAGGGGCAGAAGCGCGCAGACGCCATCGAGGGTCTTTCGGTCACACGCGACGACTGCACGGTGTCCGTCAAGACCGTCGTGTCCCACGACACCAAAGCCGCCTCCATTGCCTACGTCCGCGAGCACTTCCCCGACCTCAACCTAGTACCTCCCCGCGCTCGCAACCCTCACGACGGCCTCGCGGACGCTGTGTGCATTGCGGTGTGGGGCTCACGACAGATCAAGGAGACATCACCATGAATCGCGTTCAACTCATCGGCAATCTCGGCAAGGACGCCGAGGTCAAGACCATGCCCTCGGGCTCCACTCTCACCTCGTTCTCGGTAGCAACCGAGGAGCGGTACAAGGACAAGCAGGACCAGTGGCAGGGCAAGACGACATGGCACCGCGTCGCCATCTGGGACGCCAAGCCGCACGTTCAGGCGCTCCACAAGGGCCAGCGCGTCTACATCGAAGGGTCCATCGACGTCCGCGAGTACACGGGCAGCGACGGCGTGAAGAAGACGACCACGGAGGTCAAGGCGTTCAGCGTCGAGATTCTGTTCGTGCCCGAGCGTCAAAGCGACCGCCAAGACGCCCGCCCGCCCCAAGGCAACCAACCCTACGGCGGGGCTCCGAGCGCGGCTCAGCGTGGGGCGCAGGGGCCGGCTCGTGGCAACCCTGCCGTAGACCTAGACGACGTGCCCTTCGCCTTCATGCTCCTCGCCCCCATCGCGGGCTATTTTGCGCAGTTCATGGGGGTGTGACGTGAAAGTCGGAGACGTCGTTTACCAGCCGTCGTGGAAGTGGGTCGGTGGCCAGCGCGTGCGTGAAATCAGAAACACTCCCGTAACGGCGGTCGGTCGCACTTGGGCACAAACCCGGTTCGGGCGCGTCAAGGTGAAGCCAAATCTCGACGGGTCACACGACGTGGATAACGTCGGCTACGGAGCCGGCAATTATGCCTACACCAGCGAGCGCGCTATCCAGCTCGCATCGTGGTCAAACCGCGCCACCACTCACCTTCAGCGGCTCCACTTCCGCACGCTTACCATTGACCAACTCGCACAAGTCCTCGCCATCGTCGCGCCAGACTTCGAGCCAATACCAAAGGAGACCCCATGACCCACACCAACTACACCACCAAAGCCCTGGAGACACAAAATCCAATGAGCACGCGCACTGAACTAATCGTCTATCTGAACGAGGAGGTGCGCCTCGCGAAGAAGCTCCGCGACCAACTCCTCGCGGCCAACATGAACGCCTCCAACACCGTCATCGTCACGGTCTCCACCGACTACTCAGCCATGATCGGCCAGTACCTGCGCCACCAGCTCAGTCACGACGGCGAAATCTGCGACGGGTTCGGGGTCGATGTGCCGTACGCGGACCAGCGGTTCGACGACACGTTCGAGCGCAACATCCGAACCATGTTCGACATGCACGCCGACGCCATCACGAGCAAGACCATCCTGCTCGTGGAAGCCGGCGTCATCCGTGGCAGCAACTACGCGACGCTCGTGAGTCTCATCCGAGACTACTTCGACGACGTGCCGGTCAAGACCAAGACCCTCGCCATGTACGAAAACATTGGCAGTTGTTTCAAGTCCGACTTCGTAGGCGAGTACTACGACGACGCCACGCACGACCTCACCTTCTGGTGGGAGGTTCCGAACAACCATTGGAAAACGCTATGACCACCCTCGACCCTCGCACCGTCATCTGGATGGACCCCGCATGGCTCCCCGACGGCCCCGTGTACCGCCGCAAGTACATCACCCCGCACCCCGAGGACGGGCGGCTCGTGTCATGGACGGCGATGGTGGAGAAACACCACATCGCGCACAACGGGTGGCGCTTCTCGCTACGCCAGAACCACATGTCAGAGGTCACCTACCAGACCGTCGAAGCGGCTCAACTCGCCTGCCAAAACATGATCGTCGTGACCGCCGCCGCCGCCCCGCTATGCACGCCCTGACCACCCTCCTCCTCACCCTCGCCCCGCCCCCATTCCAATGGCACTGGCCCGCCGTCCGCGAGCACTGGCCGCACGTCAGCGTAGAGCTCGAAGCGTCGGTGCAAGTCGGCGCGCTCGTGGGCGGACTCATCGGGGACATCGACCCGCGTTGGCTCGTGGCGACGGCGTTCGTGGAGTCGTCGTTTCGCCCCGAGGTCGTCGGGGACCGGGGGACGAGCTTCGGGTTGTGCCAACTGAAGCGGCGCACGGCTCGCGGAGCGTGGCCCGTGGCGACGACGGAGCTCCTGTT